AGCCTTTAGCTTTAAATATAGCAGGAGTAGTGTTATATATCCTTAACATATCACCATTACATACACTACATTTAGGAGTAGGTAACTGCTCTCTTATGCTGATGGTTATCTCTTGTGTTATACCGCAGCACTTAAACTCATATGTAGCCATTACCACCAACCTACTCCACTCTTAGCTCTATCTTGCCATGCTTGCCATGCCTCGCATGGTGAGCCATAACGATGTTGTGCATATCGTATAGCCCATTCTACCTGTTCCATGTTAGTTAATTCTTTAACTCTAGGGTTGATAATTTGCCAAGCGCCTAAAGCGCCACTAGATCTATTAATAGCGTTATATCTAACGTTACTTTCTTTTAATGCAATCTTAAATAGACATGATGCTTGGTATTCGCTTTTCAGTAAGAAGCTTGCATATCTAAATTCTGTAATTACTGGTTGGCTAGTATTTGCCACTCCTGCTGGGCTTGCACTGCATAGAGCTATCCCAATAGCAATTAGCACCCCCCGAGCTAACCGCTTAGGGCGGCTCGGTGTGCGCCTTTGAGAGGCGCTGCCTAATAGCGTACCATGCTTGTCAAGTTCATTTACAAAAGTCCTGGTCAGAGCGGCGTGTCGCATTTCTAACTCCTTAATATATCAGTTATCCACAGGGTTAAACTTCTTGGAATAACCACAGGTATTGCATACTAAATAGCTAAGATATTCGCCATTAGGCGCAGTTCTATAAATTACTTCCCAGCCGAGATGACCGCACATACCTCACACGTCCTTCCTTCTTGAGTCCAAGTTCCACAACCTTTACATCGCACAATCTCATCACTTGGCACTTTATCCTCAAGTAATGGAATCATGTCCCCTAGTCGTGCTATAAACACATAATCTTCAGGGTTTTCGCCTTGACCATTACAACGCATAACTACGAACTTTAATCGCCCGTCATCGCGCTTCTTTTGTTGGTCTATCCATGCCTTTGGCTGAAATGCAGCTCTGGCTTTAACTTCAATATCGAATGGCGTGTTTTTAATATCAGAACCGCTAGCGCCGCTACCTACTGCCTCAGCTCTTCCCCAAAACTGTTGGAAGTAAGTAGCGACTACTAGCTCTGTGCGCCGCCCTCGTAGCCTACGACTATTCGTTGCCATTGTCTAGTCCTCAAACTGTTCATAGAAGTCATTGATCCATGCCTGCTTCTCATTACAGACTTTGCAATAGCGGTCTAAGACTTCCGCCTCTCGCACCTCACATTCCCAGCATGGGTTATTAATCTTGCTCATAATCAGCCTCATTTTTTTCTAAGGCTCTTAATAGAATATCGCCATGTTGCCAGCAAATAACTAACTTATCATCTACAGCAGCCCATTCAAAAGGCTCTGATACTTTGACCATTTCACAACCTGTTATCGCGCATTTGCCTCTCACGACTTATTGACCCCTTTGCAGCTAGAGCATTGCCAAACTGCATCGTCAATACCTAAAGATTGTTCGTATTTTGTGCCTAGCTTTATCTTGATTAAATCGCTCTCAGGCTTAGGCTCATTGCATACATCGCAGCACTCAATCTTCTCAGTGTGCATTGGTTGAGGCTCACCTAAATAGATAATAGTTCCGTCTGGCTTATGAATCTCTATATAGCCCATTATTGTAATTCTCCATTCTGAACTCTTGGCTTCTGCTTTACCCAGCGGCCTGTGTTATCAATTTCCATCCATACAATCTGCTCACACTTCTCAGGATAAGCGTTGCATTTGTAATGCTTCCATGCTTTACCGCGTGTATTGCCTGTTCGTGATTCCATTGCTTTATTGTGCTTAGGACACATTGGTATTTCTTCTGGCGTTACATTGTCGTTGATAGCTGCTATAGCATCTGCTACTGGCACTGGCATCTCCTTTTGTTCGATTGTCCAAGCGTCAGATGGCTTCTCAACTGGCACTACATCGGCTAGCTTCTTCTCAAACTTGTTAGGCTCTCGATTAGCGACCTTAGTCATTTCTTCTCTTGAAGCTCTTTTGCCTTTTGTAGCATATCCCGCGTTAGCCAAAGCTCTACCAATAGCTGATGTTTCACAATTTTCGAGAGCGCTGGTCGCATTGACCCCTCGTTCGGTGATGTGTTCAAAAGCGAGTCCGCTAGTCCAATAGCGAGCGTCAGCCTCTGTTCGGAATATGCGAGCAACGACGATAAATCTTGTAGGCGTAGCTTCGATAAGTTCGGTTTCAATTCGTCCATCTGGGTTCTCTTTCCAATACTTAACTAAACGTTCTTCTACTGTTTCATAATCTTCTAAGTTAAATGCCATTATTCGACTTCTTTCGACTCGGTTGCAAGATGCGCTGCTTGAGCAAGGTAGCAGATGGCATCGAGGTAATTATCAAGATGCTCTGGAGAGTTGTATATCCGTGCGAGCTTTGTTGCCACCATATCAAGACACCACTGCTCTGCTGATCTTGGTTCTTCATGGATAATACTTTGTAGCGCGGATGTCCGATAAGCGGTGATGTCGAAGTCATCGTAGCGTTCGGCTCTTTGTAAGAGAATGTCGTGTGCTTCATTGAGAATATCATTAGCGCGCATTCGCTATCGCCTTGCCTCTACGAAGCCCAACCAAATGGCCTACCTTGTGGCCTGAAAACCAACCAATTGCATAACAAACAACCCCAAAGGCTGCCATTATGATTATTACTAATGCATCGTTCATATTGCCCTTTCTGTGTGGTATTTCCACACTCTTAGGGTAGTTTAATGCCTCGCTAAAAACGCGGTGTGGCGTATAACGATTTCGTTATCTATAAACCTTGCCATAAATAGTAAAAGAACCATCGGAATTAACTGGCACCGGTATAGGGGTAATGTTTTTATCATAGACTTCAATAATGCCAAAGCCCATCTGCCAATTAGCGCTTCCAGCCTTTAAATAGCCTGCTTTACGGCTATCCATAAGGTTACCTACCTCAAAGCCCCAAAGTGTCTTAAAACGGCCTTTAAAGCCCGTAGAAAGGCCTTGTAGGCCAAGCCTATGGGTATGCCCACAGACTACGCTAGCACCGAATTTATTAGCCAATCCGGCAGCAGTTCCACCAGCGTTACGATTAAGCGAACCCTCATCCCCATGCACTAAAACCCAGTTGGGTAGGAATTCGTAGGGTTTGTTATGGAACTTGATTCGAAGCTCATCGAAGCCCATGAACTTAGGGTAATTAAGCTCAGGTAATCCGAGCAAGCTTGGCGCGCCTCGCAGCAAGGTATGGTAGAGCCGGTCGGTGTGGTTAGAACGCGTAACATCGGTAACCCCAAGATCCCACAGAATTTGTCGGCAAGTTTCTCGGTCATAGTCTAAAGAGTCCTCATATTCTAGCGGTGTGCCTTTAGCCCACTTGCTCTGGCTTTGCATATCTAACTCATCGCCTACGCATAGCACTTGGTCAAACTTCTCGCGTTTGACTAGCTTTATTAGATTATTAACTGCCCTTTCATGATGGTAAGGAACTTGTAAATCGCTAATTACTAGGATTCGCTTTTTAATCGTCATCATCCTCTTCGTAGGGAGTATGGTCAGGATTAGCTGGGTCGAAGTCTGGTAGGTTAGGTAAGAACCAGTCAGGCCAGCCTAAGCGATCGGTGCAAAGGCCAAGCGACTCATCGGGCTTAAATCCTGCCCTGCGTAGTGCAAGGTAATACTCTCGGATTTGAATAGCGTGTATCTCTAAAGGCGTGAAATCCTCAGAGCGCACAGTCTTAACGCGTGGCGGTTTTCGCTTTGCTGCCATAAGAACTCGCTATCCACTCGGTAACTTCAATTAGATATTCGATGCCATTGGTTGAGCAATCGCCATCCATTAAAGCCATGAACTTATTGTCGCTCTAAAAGAATGTTATAGATCTCATCAACACGCGAATTAAGGCGTTTAATTTCTGCCAAGAGATGAGTAATTACAAAACCTGAAAGACCACCGATAACACCGATAGTTCCAAGCCAGATGCCAAAGAAGTCTTGTGTGGTCATTTTTTCTTTGGAGTAGCGTAACCAAATACGCCAGCTAAGACCGCCCAAAGGATTGAGCGATAGTCAAGTGAGAAATCGCTACCAGCCCAAGCAGCTAGGAAAGCGCCAGCAGTTAGCAGCGCAGGGTTCTTTAGGTTCATTCATTACTCCAATTCGGTCTGACTATAAGGCGAACGATTGATAAATCACGCTTCTTCTTTTGGACTCCATCCCCCTCACTGGCACTGATAGCCCCAGTGTTACCCTCGATGGTTCGTAGGTATTTACTAACTTTCGGATAAAAATTGCTATTGAGAATCCCGATGTGTTCGGATTTTCCACTTCTAGTAAAATCAAATAAAACCAAGTCACCTCTGCGCGCTTCGGCAGTTGGCACAACCCGATTGTTAGCTCTTGCCCATGCTTCAATGTGTGGGCAGTAGGCGCTATCTGGGATTGCTTTTGCTTCCTCGCCTTTGATAAAGCACGCTCTAATAAAAGTCGCGCACCAAGCCTGATAATTGGCATGGCCAGCCACCTTAGCGAACTTGTTATTATTGTTCGGCTTCTCGATATAACCGATTTCAGCGCGAGCAGCATCTAGGACTTTGTTAATGGACATTATGCTAGAAGCAGTTTTGCCTCATCCTCAGTAATGCCTAGTCGCTCTAATAGGTCTGCCTTAGCAGTTGCCTTAGCGCGCTCTTCCTCAGCCTTAGCTTCCTGCTCTGCCTCGAAAGCAATACGATCTGCTTCACGCTGGGCGATTTCTTCGGCAGTTAGTTCCACCTCTGATACCTCGCCAGTTTCGCAATTAACTACGATTTTTGTATCTGCCATTTGTTTTCCTAACTGTTCTTGATTCCGTAAAGATAAGCGGTTGAGTATTGAACCCAAGTTCCTGCGCTTGGTGTAATTCCGATAGAAGTAATTGCTGAGGTGTTAGACCATAAACCAGCGATTAAACCTGCATAACCTAGAGTGGCGTTGTTTTCAGTTACAAAGTCAAAACTAAAAGACTTATTTGCGCTGCCAGCATAATTAGGAATATATAACTGACCACTTGAAAATGTTGAACTTGTTAAGTTTGCAGCGGCAATCTGACCTAAAGCGTTATTTACTGTGTTTCCGCCTGAAAGCGCGGAAGAGCCTGTGCCAAATAATTCTTTCCAAGAAAAGTTAGAACTGCTTGAATTAAAAGTTAAATTGCCATCTACCACATTTGCGGCTGACGAACTTCTTAAAGTAGTAACTAGGCATAAATCCGTATAAGTAGCAGGAATACTAGTAAAGTCAATACTGCTAGCGCCACCAGCGCCAACAGTTACGCTTGAAATTAGTGTGTATGTATCAGCCATTATGCCGCCTTAATTCCGTAAAGGGTAAAGGTTGAACCAGTATTGATAATTGTTCCACCCGAAATTGGAACGATAATAACTGTGCCAATAGTTTCAGGAGTTTTACGCCATAAACCGACTTGAGCGCCAGATCCATCACTAGCCGCACCATCGCGACTGATAGCAGTCTTATATGTAGTTGAATTAGCGTAATTCATAATGTTGGTTATGATTTGGCTGGTATTTGTGGTTCGTGAAGTTCCCACATAAGAAATACGCAAATAGCTTTCATTACTGCCGCGAGCGGAAGTAGCAGAAGTGCCATCGCCGTTTAAGGTAGTAAATGAATAATTCGTATTGGTATCTGAATTAAAACGAATACCAAAAGTAGTTGCAGAAGTAACTATTGGTGTGCTGATTAAAACTAAATCGGTGTAAGTGCTTGGAATACCAGTAAAAGTAACGCTTGCTGCTGCGCTGCCTAGCGTAGTAGTCGCTATCGGTGTATAAGTAGAAGCCATTATTTCACCCCATAAAGTGCCGCACTGGTATATTGAACAAAGTTACCGCCGCAAACTAAAGTAATAGAAGAAACTGCGTTTGTGTTTTGCCAAAGTCCAGAAGCGAACCAGACATAACCGCTACCATTA